TACACGTATACTGGGTTAGAATATCGGTGGCATTATTTTGTTCTAAAAAATGCGGATTTGTTCTATTTATGTGTTTTGCTGTCATGATATGTTTGTTATAATTACTTTGTTTACTGCAATTAAAATTACAATATTCGCAGTGAAATTTTTGGAATGATATCGGCATTATATTCATTCTAAAACGTTCTATATAAATAGAATAGAAAAAATGCCTAAAGAATCCGCGTCCAAAAAATAAAAAAATTAGCGTCACAAAGTTGAAAATATTTTTTCAGTCATGAGACGCTAATTTTTCATTATGGTCACAAACGTTCGATTTTCCAAAAGTATTTTGGGATTTCCAAAATTGGACATTTATAAATGTCCAATTTTCATTTCTTGAAAAAGGATTTGGAGTAAAAAATCGTAAAAACGCAAGATTGTGGGAACCTTTGTCCCACAAAAACAAAAACGGGGGGAATAGAGTCTATATAGATTTTAGTCGTTTATTAATATTATCATCATTTAAATAACTAGTCATGTGAATAAGATATGGATGTGCTCCACGAATGTGTTCTGCCACATCATTTCGGCTTTCAGCAATATCTAAATATTCATTTAAAATCTTTTTACATTTATCATGTTGACCTAGCCAATAATGGGCAATATAGGCATAATACCAGGCCTTGTTGATTTGTTCTGCATTTAGACTAATATCACCCGCAACCATTCCAGATCTTATTCTTTCTGTTAATGTAGCCGTATAATGATGAATTCCGTGATGAAATGCTGTTTCTAAAAAACGGAATACTAGATGAAGACAATTTCTTATGCGTAAAATATTACGCAAACACTCGCCATAATCACCTACATAAACATCAAATAATGCTCGATTATGAGATATCACAAATGAATAGATCATTTCGTCTGTAGGCGCAGTTTGTTCTTCGATCGAAGTTAATAATTCTTTTTGACAGAGCTCGCAAAATTTGAGAAGAGGTTCTTTGTGTCCTCCGAAAAATCCGGCTGCTACTTTTCCTCGTGTAAGCGCATAAAAATTTCTACGATCTGTTACCGGGTCTGTAAAAGACATTTGCATTATTGTTACTTTATCTTTCAACATTCTATTGAAAATAGTTTGTGTTTCATCCATATCCATATCATACACACAATGAAGCCGCATATCCATCCAAGCGAATTTTTCTGTATTAAAGGGATTAAATTGAATAGCATCTTTTACAAAATTGACTTTTTGATTGACAATAAATTTATAAAGAGCTGTGAATTTCTCTCTTGTAAGATTGTGAATCGGGTGATTATTATGGTTATCTTCATATTTTGGGAAAAGATTGTAATAAAGAAGATCATCATAATCTCTGAATATGAATCGTGTTTTATCGTGTAATTCTATGGGTCTTGCTGCTAAAATGGTTTCTTTAAATCGGGGTTCAGTAAAAATAACCATAGGAAAAGGTTTATTAAAAAATAGTTTGGCTGCATCAAAATACACATTCATATTGCAGAAGAATTTATTGGAAATATCACCCTTTAGAGAATGGTTCTCTTTTTCACGAACATCGTACCACGCAGTTATGATTGTATAATCCATATTATATTAAATATAATATATTTTTATCTATTTAACGAATCGTTTTTTTTGTTTTTTATTTTTCTTCCACCCGCACATCAGGTATCATCATCATCCTCAAAACCTTCATTTTGTAAGCACAATTATCATTATTCCTAAACTTTTTGAATTCGTCTTTCAACATCTTCTTTTGGATAACAAACTTATTTATCTATTTTGCACCCAACACAGCCCATAGCCCACACCCCATAAACCCCACAAAATAGAATATTATTGTAAAGTTCTCTCTGAATATGGGTTTTCATGACAAACTAGTTTTAAAAATATATGCATAACACAATAATGAATCGTTTTGAATACACTACATTGTTGCAATTGATTCAAGAAAATACTAGTCAGACAGACGAAATAATAGAACAATATATACTACTTTTATCGCAGCTAACTCAAACTCCTATGCTCTCTAGAGAGATCTTTATGAACAATTTATATAAGATAACAACTATGGGAATTATATATGTTTGTTATCATAAAACAATAGAAAATAAAATATGTATTGTTGGATCAGGTACTATTATATTTGAACCAAAAATTATTAGAAGTGGTAAATCTGTTGGACATATTGAAGACATCGTTGTAGATGAAAAATGTAGGTCAATGGGCATTTCTAAAAGAATAATAGAAACTCTATTTTCTTTTGCAAATGAACATAATTGTTATAAAGTAATACTCGATTGTAATCCAATATTGTCGGGTTTTTATGAAAAGCTTGGATTTGAAAAACATGGAATTCAAATGTCAAAATATTTTTAATCGTTTGATTTTTCATTCTTTCATTTTTATTCGACAGTAACAACCTTGGCCAAATTTCTTGGAGTATCTGGATTAATCCCTCTTGATACGGCCAAGTTATATGCTAATAATTGTATAGGGATTACACTTAACATATCACGAAATGTTTTATTTTCAGGAATATATAACACATTTTCCTTGTCTTGATTTTTCTTATCGGTAATAAATAAGATTGGCGCATTTCTAGATTTTATCTCTTCATATGCGTTTTCCGATTTGCTATAATTTATATCATTTGGAGCAATAATGACGACAGGAAAGTTTGCATTTAATAATGCAAATGGTCCGTGTTTTAAGCTACTCGTAGAATAACCTTCACTATGAATGTATGATATCTCTTTTATTTTAAGAGCTCCTTCTTTGGCTACTGATTCGGATTTGCCTTTCCCCAGTATAAAACAATTATCGCGATTATGAAATAGTTTTTGCACGATATCCGGAATATATTTATTGTTTATATCTAACGTATTTTTGATATCATAATGCAGTTGTAAAATATCTTTTATATAATTAATTCGTTTGTTCTCGTTTATTTCCTTTTTCTGAGCAAACCAGATAGCAATCATGGATAATAAAGTAACCTGTGAAGTATATGATTTTGTAGAAGCTACACCGACTTCTTTACCTGCATTCAAATAACAACCACAATGTACTTCTCTCGCTATTAAAGAATCAACAACATTCACAAGCCCAATTAATAGCAAATCTTTTTGTTTTCCGATTTCTATACATCTATGCAAATCTTTCGTTTCGCCAGACTGAGAGATTAATAATAAAGCGGTTGATCCATATTTTGGTATATCTTTTTCGTCAAATTCAGCACCATCAAATAATTGAACATTGCCAAAATCACATAAATCTTTGAAAAAATGTAATCCATGTTGCCCTGCAAAATAGGATGTCCCGCAACCCAATAAAATAAGATTCGTTATATTTTTTAATTTATCAGCATGTTCTTCTAATCCGCCTAATTTTACTTTGTTGTTATCTAATATCCGTCCGCCCATATTAATCGCGCGCAATGATGCGTCTGGTTGTTCATATATTTCTTTTATAGTCCAATGTGGATACGAATTCAACCCTGATTCTTCTGTCATATTTATAAATTTGTTAGCAACATAATGGAAATTAGTATCTATATCAACCTTATTTCCGTTTTGTGTTATTTTGCAAATATCTAATTCTTCAATAACAAAATAATGTTGAACTTTATTACAAAAGCCACTCCTTTCAGATACAACTATTGCACTATTATCAGTGTATCCAACTAATAATGGACTTCCATGACGTGTACAATAAATCGTTTGTGGTTCATCTGTGCAAATAATCGCCAATGCCCAGGTCCCTTGTAACACAATATTCATTTTCTCGATACAAACAATAATACTTTTATTTGTCGTGTATAAATAAGAAAGTAATTGTACAATAATTTCGGTATCTGTTTGTGATTTAAATATGTAGCCTTTTTCTACTAACGTTTTTTTTAGCTCTTTGTAATTTTCAATAATACCATTGTGAACTAATGCAAATTTACCACACATACTAACATGTGGGTGTGAATTTATATCGGTTTTTGCTCCATGTGTAGCCCATCTTGTGTGCGCTATTCCGCCTATAGCCCCTGCATGATTGCATAAACTATCTTGTAGTTTTTTATAAGCGTCTATATCTCCATTGGACGCATATTTATCTATTACTAAAGCATTATTTGTTATAGTGCATATACCTGCAGAATCGTATCCTCTGTTTTTTAATTGTAATAACCCATTATATAAAATATTCCAACATTCTTCATTTGAAATGCATGCAATAATTCCACACATTTTGTAAGTTATAAGTTATAAATACAAAAATATTTTGTAATTATACGTTAAATGAGTAAAAACGTAATCATAATCATGGCTGGAGGGCTAGGAAAACGTATGAATTCGGATTTACCGAAAGTTCTCCATAAAATTAATGGAAAACCATTATTACTAAATGTTGTGCAAGAAGCAATGTTATTAAATCCAATAAAAATATTAATAGTTGTTGGTAAATATAAAAATATTATAGAAACCACGTTACGCGAATATATTTCTCTAGATAAAATTGAATTTATAATACAACCAGAAGCATTGGGAACTGGACATGCTATTCAATGCTGCAGGGATGAATTATTGAAATATAATGACACAAATGTAGCCATATTATCTGGAGACACACCTTTATTAAAAGCTACAACCATACGCGATATATTGCGTGATTTTCACAAGGTAAAAATAGTTACAACTATGTTGAATAATCCACATGGATATGGGCGAATCATAGAAACCGATGGCGTATTTGATAAAATAGTAGAAGAAAAGGATGGTTCTTTAGAAGAAAGGTTGGTGAAAAAAGTGAACTGCGGAGTTTATGCTTTTGAATCCGCCGTTTTATGTAAATATTTGCCTTTATTGCAAAATAAAAATGCACAGAATGAATTTTATTTAACGGATATTATTGAACTCATTAAAAATGGTGAACAAATTAAGATTGATTTATACGATATATGTGAAGATAAACAAATAGAAATTATGGGCGTTAATACGATAGAACAATTAACCGCTTTGGAAGAACAACTTAGAGAGACATTGACGTCTTCAGTTCAAAGCAATATTATGTTATATGCTTGAACATGCAGACCTTGCTCAATATCAAGTAATATATAACTTAGAAAACACAAGTTATATATTAGAACAAAAAGTATATGTACTCAACGTTCCTTATTCATGAGTCTATACACCAAATACAAACCCAATCCAGACAAAGTAATAAAATACATTTGAATACCGATATCATGTGGCATATCAACAGGTGCAGCATTTTGTAAATTATTGCTTTGAAAACCCTCTAGACTTTTAATATCAGAGAGAGTTACAAAGTGGGTTTCTTGGGAACGTTGATTATTGACATCAATGACCTGCATCGTAATTTCCTTGCACGGAGGCTTTGAACCTTCTGCAAAGGCGCCCATTATTCGAAACGGATTCAATGTGCCCAAGCCAGTCGTAACACCTTTTATTAATCCGGGCAGCGGCGCATTTGGTACATTGTTCACATAAATATACCGGTCGACGTCCTTTTTTGTATTGACATCATTGCACATTGCCCCTGTTTTCATAAAAAATTTATTGCCTAAAGGTCCTCCAGGTTTGGACGCCTTCCCACCGCCATCGACCAGCACGGAAACATATCCAATCAAACCGGTAATATCATTACCTAATGCGGTCATGGTTCCTCTATCGCTCATACCTAATTCTTCTGGTGATTTAATTTGATCTTTATAACTATAAGAGGGTCCAAGCAAACTCGCTTGTACACCTTGAGGATTTGAATTGGCATTTGCATAAAAAGACATTATATATTTAATCAATATATAATATTTTGGCATTTGTGGCATTTTGGCATTTTGTATTTAGTTTCCTTCTGGAAGAGGCTCGACTTGTGGGTCGGGCGGAATCGCTGCAACTTGTGCTTTACTCGACTGCACCATTTGGTCTGTAATAATTTGCACATTTGATTCTAGCTTGGCGACTCTAGATAACAAGTTTACTGGCTGGCCTGCACTATCTGTAATTAGCGGTCTAAATTTATTGTTTAATTCCGCTTGTATTCTAATAATTTCATCATGATCCCTCAACGATTCATCTGGACACAACCCCTCAATAATAGTAGACCGCGATGAATACATTTGATAACTAATTAGAATGATGAAAAATAAAATAATAAAAAATAAAAGAAGCGACTTAATCAACATATATATAATATTGACAAAGACTTTATTTTCTATAATAATAGTATACATAATGTCTTCTGCATTTTATCCATTGGGTATGAGACCAAGCCCGGCGTCTGGTTATAATCATAGTAGTTCGTTTCCTCAACAATACATCACTTGGAAGGGAACTGGACTATCTCAAACACCTGTAGGTATAACTGCAGGTACTATTCGTCCATTGACGAACAAAGATTATGGTAATAATTTTCCCGCGGCCTTTGGCAAGGCCCGACCAATAAAACATGCGCGAAAAGGTGCAATTCCTAGAGTTGCTATTGAAGGTGTAAATAGCTACCAAGAATATATTGAACTAGATAGAAATATCAATCGTGAAGTTAAATCATCTAGCCAAGGAACTTTAGTAAAACAAATGATAGACAATCCAGGAGGCTATAGTGTCAAACAAAATACCTTATTAAATGCTCCAAGCAATTGCCAAGGAATATGTGTATCTGCAAACTTGTATCCGAATATTCCATATTTGACAGAAAATCCGGAACCAGTCTCCACTTCACCTGGGTTCTGCTGTAATCCTGAAAAAAAGGCGCGCCGTCGTGTGCTTCCAGCGTCAACCAATTTAAAACAAAATTATTACACGACGCATATTCAGTATATGGAAAACCGATGCAAGACATATGAACAACGTGCCTTTAATTTTGTGCGCCCTGCAGTTCCATTGAGCGATGCTGAAGCAAAGCCTGGAAGCCCTGCTGCTGAATACAATACATACGTGGCGAATTGTCAGCCGAATGGCGAGATATATACTGCGAGCGAAGCTGCTTTAGTGGCGCAAATACTGCTAATAATGCAAGATGAAGGTGTGATTGCTTCCAATGACGCTGCAAAATTGATTTATAGGCAAATCACCACATTTAAAATATTGGTTACGTTTATTCAAAATCTACCTGAGCCCAACAAGACTAGCGCAATCGTTATTTATGATGCATTTGTATTGAATCCATATACAGGCGTACCAATCACTGGGCCATCTGATCCACTTGGATGCAAATTGGTTGTATACAAGCCGAATAACTACCAGTTTGCACAACAGGGTGCTGTTTCCAGTAGCACATTGAACTTGAAGTTAAATGTTACTACGATTGAGAAAAATCTTGCTCATTTGCCCAAGAATATCATATTGAAAAATAAGGCGCCGTCATGTCAAGCAGGTAATTACATAGGGACGTTTCAAAATCCCAGAATGTGTCATCAAAAAACGAATGATATCGTTATATATAACAATAGCCCGTTTTAGAGCATCACGTTTGTATTATTCTCCACCATATTCAATTTCATGCAACAAATCTTTGTTAATAATGCTGTTATCAAAAAGTTCATCATCATCGACATTATTACTAATGTAGATTTGGGGGTCATCGCTATTATCTGATTTACATTCATTTGATTCATTCTCATCGGCGTCAACCAAGTGACAAGACGACCCTGGGTTCTTCTCAAATTCGCGATCTTGTGCGTTAATTGGTAAGAAAATATTAATTTTGTCTACAAATTTATTACACGGAAGTTTATATTTATCGCACCAATTGATACATTTCTGAATATTATGCTTTCGTATTGTTTCAATCTTCTCTATTTTATTTTTATTCTTAACTAAATTAATCATTTGGTCATAGACATCGATTTGCTGTTGACCAATAATTATATTACACTCTTCCATTTTATTTAAAAAATACATGTTTATTTCATTCTTAACTATGGATTGAATATTAATTTCATGTTGTTCTCTATGACAAATCGTATACATTTTATCAATTTTATCAAGGTAGGTCTCCCTTTTTTGTGGGGTGCTTGTAAATGTTTTACAGACCAAATATTTTTCATCGTAAATATTATTGCTGGTATTTGGCTTGATGATATAAGCCTTATTATACAAGCTACTTATAATATACAAAATATCTATCACAGGTTTATAATAGGTATGACCGAGCTTTAATATTATGCATCCATTTAATGATTGATACATAAGTATAAATTTAACGGCTTTCAATAATCCTAATATATATTTATTCGTATCCGCATATACCTTATCAGGTAATTCAAAATACATGTAATAACATAAAGATAGTATATAATCTGGAATTGGCGTGTATATATCGTCTTGTGCATTTATCGCATTATTCAATGGCGTAATAATTTGTTTATGTATTATTGGTTCAATTGCAATATTAACATCGTCATAATTTTCTCGAAACGATTGCATATATTCTAAAACTGCTGAACCACCACTTCCATAATATAATGCTGTCATATTTTGTTCCGGTAAGTTCTCGGATAGTTTTAATGTGTTATAAATCTCTAACATATCATAATATATTTTTGAAGTAGACTTCACCTTACAAATAGAGAGGTTTGAATTGGGAATATTAGAAAAAAGATATTCATATGGATTGATTAATTGATTGAGAAATTTAAATGTATATGTTGTATCAAATTCTAATAGATTGTTTAAACTGATATTAGCCTTTGTTAAGTAATTCACCAAGCTTTGAGAAATGTAGGGTGTTATGTTATCCATACTGACATGAAGACATGGGTCTATGATAAGTTCAGTATTTATTTTCGGTAGTATATAATAACTCATTTGAGTATTATATACTAATTCGCGATTTATTTAAGTAATAATCTAGATGTATGGATTTACGTATACACGATAGTTTTAATCAGAATCTGATCCTTCTTGTAAGACGAGCTTCTTCTTTTGTGTGGTTGCTGGAGCGGGGTTGGAACCATTTGATGACGCACTAGTATCAACGTCTTCCACTATGACTAATTTTGTAGCTAGTTTTCGCGCGCCCTTGGGTTTCGACTTGAGTGTTGGCTTGGAAGCATTGTCAGTCGTCGCCTTGACTTTTCGCGTACGTTTTTTCTTTTCGGCAACGGCAACGGCTACCGGAATATCCAATTCAATTGCTTCTTCAACTTGTGGAACTTCCACTGGTTCAGTTTCTTCTAGGATTACTTTTGCAGCATTTACGATTCTAATTTTTTTGTATACGACATATCTATTTAAGAATGAAATCTTTTTCTCATTGGCATTCATGTTCAACGCACCCTTGTATTCTTTGGCAAATGATTTGTTTTTTGCCACGTCATTTGTCAGAGATGTATATAAATCACTGAACAAGCCAGACCCTTCTGGAAGTCCCAATTCAACTGCCTCATCGCGCGGTATAACTTGGAATCCATAATTTTCCATGACGCGTGTGAAGTAATCATAATTAACCAAGAACTCGGGAATCAATTTATTAATAGACTCTTGGTATACGTCAATTTTATAGCCAAGACAACTGGAATCATTTGCTAAATCCGCATTACGATATTGTCGTTGAACTTCCCATATTTTTGTTCCACCATCAACTATGCTAACTCCCTCTCCGACCGCTTTATTTTTTAACATATTAAATACGTTTTTGCCGTCATAGGAGGTCGCAATGAAATAACCACCCAACTTGGTGCATTCCGTGAGATTGCGCACAAAGCTCTGAAGAGTTGTGATATTTTCAAAGAAGTAGTGCAGGGCAAACTGACATGATGATACATTGAATCCATCCACAGCTT